CTTGACCTGCTGAACCATTTGCTAAGCGTGTAGGTGCTCCAGAGGCTCCGCCATAAATAACATCTCCACCAGTCGTCATTGGATTAGTCATTTTTGCAGTAATCTGTGTCTGAATCGCTGAAGTTACTCCCTTTACATGAGTTAATTCTGTGAGCGAGGGGTAAGTCGCAACGGGAGCAGATACTATGTTTTTTGAAGCATCTGTGATTAAAATCTCGGAGGCAGTAAGATACGAACCAGTTATTGAAGTTGCAAATGTTGGAGCAGTGCTGGGTGCTTTAGCGTTTATTTGAGTTTGGAGAGCACTCGTAACGCCTTTGACATAGGTTAATTCGGTTAGTGACGGATAGGTAGCAACTGCCAGAGATACAAGATTCTTAGAAGCGTCTGTGGCTACAATTTCAGAGGCGGTAAGTCCAGAAAGATTAAGTCCAACAGTTGAAAGGACATCGGTTACAGTATCAAATGTTAAGGCGGCATCTCCTTCAATAGTGCCATCACCTGTCCATACACCTATTTGATTATTTACAGGTGTTCCTACTTTATAAACATCACCTGAACCTGCGGGCCCAGTTGGACCAGTATCACCTGTTGCCCCTGTTGCACCCGTATCACCTTTTTGAGCCACGAGTTGCCATTTGGCTGCTGCTAAATCAGTAGCAAAAGTACCAGAGGTGTGAGCTTCTATACAAATATAAGAACTGCCTCCGTTAGAAACCACATCGTCTATTGCGTAGGCGGTTGCGGTAACCCATGGTCCTTCCCACAACATACCCTCGGCTCCTGTTGCTCCAGTAGCTCCTGTGGCTCCAGTGGCACCAGTCGCCCCAGTGGCACCTGTGCTTCCTGTTGCCCCAGTATCACCCTTAGACGCCAGAAGTGCCCAGTAAGTGGCGTTTGGCGGTTCGTTGTTTGTTGTGTTGGCGATACAGGCGTAAGAAGCCCCATTGTTGTTTACTATGTCGCCAACAGTGTAGGCTGTAGCGCCACTCCATGTTCCTTTTGCTAGTTCTGATAAAAGTTTATTTGCGATTTTAGTTCACTTCAGCCACCAGCTCTTGAAAGTATGGTGACAATTCCATCACCTGAGCCTTCTTGCGAGGGTGGTGATGATGGCATAGTGTGATGCCATTTTTAATTTCATAACGGAGTTCGGAAAACTCCGACCAAGGCAATATATGGTGTGCCTCAAGTCTCCCAGAACAATTCTCATCTGCAATTCTACACTTCCACTCATCCCTATCTTTTACAGCTTTTCGCCAACCCTTCTGCAGGGGGTCGTTAAGGTTTCTGTCCCCGACCTTAATTTTACTTCTATCTTCAATCCAGCGATAACTACGTGACCCCGAGAACCACAGTGCTGGCTTTCCCTTCTTAGCAAGGGAGATTTTCCTTCTGGCTTCTGGGGTATGCTTCCTTCCTGTTACCGCCTTCAATAGAATAGCTCTGTGTTCGGGAGATAGTTTAGTTCCTACCCGCAGGTTTCTTAATTTCTGCTTGTGTTCTTCTGAGAGTTTTCTGCCACGGTTGGCGTCTCCAATCTTTTGCCTTGTTTCCTGAGAAACGGAGTGACCCCCCATTTTAGCCACCACCTTTTCACGGTATTTGGGGTCAGTCCACTTCAATCTAGTTGCACACACATAACACCTGCCAGACCTTCCTCCTTTTTGTATGCGGTCTAAAGACCTTTTGTTAACAAGTCTTTCCTGGCCACAATCTATGCATTTTGTTTTTACCTTGTTTGCCATTAGTTTCTTGCTACTGAGTTAAATGTTGTTGTTTGGCGAGAGCCTGAGGAGAAATCTGTTGCTCCCCAGAGAATTAAAGTCTCATTTTCCGATGAACCCACCAAAATGTAGTCTAGAGCATCTGTTAAAAGATAGGTTAAATTTCCAGTACTGAGAGCTTGCTTGTGAGTGGTGGTATTCCTTGATGTTTGGTTATATGTAGTCACTTTGGCGGTGGGCTGGTATTAACATCTCTGGTCCGTCTTTTGAACGGGTAGAGTAGAACTGGCGGAGTTCTGCACGAAGTTGTTCATACTGCCCCAGCCAGTTCTGATATTTAGTAATGTCGTTGACGGCAAACCAATCAAGGGAAGCTCCCACAGAGAGGATTCTGTGGAAGGGTTCTGCGATGCCTGGTTCAGGTGCGGTGTCGCCAGATTCAAATGAATAAAGCTCTCTAGCGAAGTACATCTTTCCACCGTTTGTAGTAGTGACTTTCGTGGTGTCGGGTTTAGGATAGAGAAAGATGTTTTCACCCCGGACTTCATAGTATTTAGGCACACCGTCAGTTTCTTGGAAGTCTGAGATTGTTCTCTGCATGGCGGGGTCATTTAGGTCAATTTCTTTCAGGCGAGTCCAGTCACCATCAGCGTCTTGAACCTCAAGAGCCCAGAGTTTTAAAATGTTGGTAGGAAGAGCGTATTGAGACTGGTTGGCTAACGTAAAGGTATATTCTGGGATTGATTCAAGGTTGGCAGAGTCGTCAAACTGCATCCTGCCCTCAGTTTTAAGTACGTCAATTAACGCCTTATTATAATGGCGGTTTACATTTCTGGCTTTGTCCTTTAAGGGATATGAGGTGGAATCAGTTCCACAAATAAAATCAATGTCCTCAAATATACCTGCGAGGTTTGTTGAATCAGAAATTTTCATGACTCTTTCATCTTAGTGTTGCCATAACTATATGTCATTTTATGGCAGGGAACACATAGTGTCCGTCCATTATCCAAATTAAGGGCAAGCTCTGGATAAACCGATAAGGGCTTAATGTGGTCTGCATTTAAATCCCCTCCCTTTTTTGCACAGAACACGCAGATAAAGTTGTCTCTTTCAAATACCCCCTTCCTCCACCTCCTGTATTCAGAAGACCCACGAAGCCTTTCCCTTTCACCAGATAGCCCGTGTTTGTAGTTCGGATTTTTCGTCCCACGAAAAGATTCCTTCATCCACGCATTCTTACACTCAAGGGAACAGAATCTCATGGTACGGTAACGTTTGGGGGCATATCTGGTGGTGTTTATGCGAGTTCCCCTTGCAATGGCAGAAAAACAGGTCTCACAAAACCTGGTTGGCACACTGATTTTCCTGAGACTTCGACGGTCGCTTAGCTTCATACCTTTATGATGTGTTCAGTTCTAGAAATGGTCAAATAACAACAGGTCTTTTGTATTTAGAAATAGAGTATTTGACAAGTTCTGCTACCCACTTCACATCTCCTTCTACCATATTGTTATAGGTAGGTAAAAGTAGCCCATGATAATACCACTTCTCTCCTACGGGGTCTGGCATACCGTTTCCCCAGGATTGAAGAGATGCTGGGTAAAAAAATCTACGAGAATCACACCCCTGCGATTTAAGGTAATGCTGAGTTTTTTTAGCGTTTGGCACCTTTATGTCGTAAAACCACAAAACCTCTCTCTCCGGCAACTTAACACTGTCAGGCAAATGTTTGTCGTACCACGCCTCAATTCTCTTTCTTTTCTCTAAGATAAAGTCTGCCCTCTGTACTTGGGCGAGACCTATGGAGGCCTGTAGGTTTGTTAGTCTGTAGTTATGTCCAACCTTAGGGTGAATCATCGTACGACCCTTATCAAAGTACATATTAGCTAAAGAGCGCATTTCATCAGCCCAGTCTTTTCTATTGGTTAAACACATTCCCCCCTCACCAGAGGCTAAGATTTTATTCCCATAGAAGGAATAACAAGCGATATCGCCTTCTGGGAAAATGCCGTGAGCTTCTGCCAAGTCGTCTATAACTATAATGTTTGGATTACGAGCTTTGAGTCTGGCAACCCATCCGTGGGGGTAGGCTTTTCTACCATAGATGTGGGCGTAAATCACAGCATCAAATTTCTCTACATCAAAATCATATTCAGAGAGGGGAAGGTCGTTTCTCGTTGGGAGATAGGTAATTTCGGCGTTTTCATAAACAGCCCCCCACACTCCGCCAGACATAGTGAAATTGGCGATGGCGATTTTTTTAGCCCCTGAAGCCTTGACTGCTAGGTGTATGGCAGAGGTTCCTGAGTTACAAGCCACGCCATATTTTCTTTTGTTATATTCACCCCAAGCGTGTTCAAACTCAGCGATGTGGGGACCTTGTCCAATTTGGTTAAAAATCACAACCTCGTTAATCCTTTCCCTCTCCATTTCACCATAATCAGGTTCCGCCATTGGTAAGGCAATAAACTTTGATATTCCTACCCGACTCATATCAGTTTAGAGTTAGGAATAACGCAATGTCCCCCAATAGGTTTCATTATTGGTTGAAGGGTGGGTCTGACATATTCAGGATGACCTAGTTTCTTGTAACCCGTGTTGTAGGTTTCGTTAAACAGAGTATAAGACTCATGGAAGGGTACATTGTGTTTGTCGCAGAGTTCTTTAGCTCTTAAGGTGAACTCAATACACGCTCGATAGTATTCGGTGTCTAGGAGCTTTCCTAATTCGGTAGCTTCTTGCGTGTCGCAAAGGATTACCTTAAGTCCTGCTCTTCTAAACTCATCTGCCACCAAACTAGCACTTTCGCCACCAATAAACTTCTCAAAGGTCATAATCCCTGAGTAAAGGTTGGGGTGAAGTCCTCTAATGGGGGAATGGAGGGCGTCTATTTGTCGAGATGTTCCAACAGGCACGGAGGAGTGAATGATGGTGTGTTTTGGGTTATAAATAAGCTGGTAGTAACGCACTGCGTCAATAAATTCATTCGAGTAAGGAATACAGATGTGTAGATACTCGTAAGGTCTTTCTTCTAGGTTGTTATAAACTTTGTCGTCAATCCCATCAGCTTTGAAAATTTTCTGTATCGCAGAACCAACCTCGCCAAGACCTACTACAAGGTGGTTAGAAGTCCCATTTGTTTCCATTATCGTTGAAATATTTAACTGTTCTATTAAGGGCTTCGGGTAGTGAGACCTGTGGGCGAGTTTCAATCACCGAATAAAGTTTAGTGTTGTCAGACTGTAGGTGCCATATTTCCCACGGCCTCATTCTTGACTCGTCAGGAGTAACGGTTTCCGCCCCCAGCATCTTTGCCAAATCGTACATCTTCACGCCTTCCTCAGAACCCATGTTGTACACTTCACCAAATTCACCTTTTTCTAATAATTCTGTAGCCATTCTTACTGCGTCCCCAGCGTACTGGAAGTCCCTGAATGAGTTGTTGCCTAGTTTAATATGTGGACTTTTGTGTACCTGCTCGATTATCACGGGAATTATGTATTCATGTGTCTCGCGTTCACCAACACAGTTAAACTGCCTCATAGCTATTGCTGGCGTTTTAGCCTCACGCCAACGAACCTGAACCATGTGGTCTATTGCTAGTTTAGTTACCCCGTAAGTAGAGTGCGGGTCAGCTTTGTAGGTCTCGTCTATCTTATGTTTTGGGGCGTCGCCATAAATCTCTGCTGAAGAGACCTGTAAGATACCTTTAACCCCAGCCCTGTGCCCTGCCTGTAGAACATTGAAAGCTCCATTGAAGTTGATGTCTACGACGTGTTTTGGTCTTTCAAACGAGACAGGTATGTAGGGTTCGGCGGCGTAGTTGAAAATGTATTCTATTTTGTGTTCGGCAAAAATTCTGTAAAGCTCATCTTCCGAGTGGGTGATGTCGCACCAAATAAATTTAGCCTTCGGATGGAGGAACTTTTTAAGGCCAGTAATAAGATTATCAAGAACCAGTACATCGCAATTTCTATCTTCGATTAAGTGGTCTACTAGATGCGAGCCTAGGAACCCCGCTCCACCGATAACGGCGACAGATGCTTTTCGTATGTCTCTTTTAGTTTTTTCCATGAATTTTCTTGTCCCCAGCTTATCCCCGACTCTGAAAACTTAGTAATATCTTTATCGTACCAAGAATCAATCGTTTTTGCTATGTCAAGTGGGGATAACTTTGCTGACTTTAGTGGGACTGCCAACCTTTCATCCACATACTTATCCACAGGTATGAGGGGTTCGGTAGGTAGCCACTTGTTGTTTGGGTGGCGGTCTGTGGTCATGACCAACATACCTGAAGCGTAAGCTTCTTGGATTGGGAGAGAGAGTCCATTAAACTTTTCAGGGAATATAAAAACATCGCCTTCAGACCAAATATCTTCAAAGGTTCCTTCTCTATAATCGATTCTAGGGTCGTTTGGAATCTTGAGTGGTACCTGAGACCGTAAGATGAGTTTTATGGGGCTCTTGACGTACTGTAGAGCCTCTAGGAGCTCTTTAGTACCGTTCCTACCTCCCAAACCTCCGTTTCCGGCGTTGTGGACGAATATTGCCGCCCTCTTCCTGATACGAGGTTTAACATCTACAGGAACAGTGACCAGAGTAGAGTCTGGGTAATAGTCCTTGTCTAGGAGTGATGGCGAGAGAATGAGGTCTGGTTGATAAGGCACTACACCAGTACACTCATACATTGGCATCATTATTGTCTTTTTGCCTTGTTCCCTCGCCTGCGGGACGATGTTCCAGTGGAAGAAGGTTTCGATACCGAAGATGACATCTGATTTTTCAAGAAGTTCGTCGACCGAAGATACAACAGACTCTCGGGGATACCATTCCCGATGATTTGTACGTGTTGAGTGTGGATGGATGTAGACATAATCTATAAGGCCATTGTCATAGAAGGCCTTTGATAAATACCCTAAACCCTGGTGCGTAGCCAGGCAAATCATCCCGACCCTGCCTTTAGATGATTTCATACTCATTGCTATCGGTGTATTCTAAGATTAAGACTTTTTTGGCGACCCTTTTAAGTTCCTTCTCCATTTTCTTCCATTCTTTCTCACCGAGATTTGAGACAATCATATGTTTGATAGAGACGCAGAATGTCCAGTCAAATTCTTTGTCTTTGAAGGGGAGACTTTTGAGGTCAGCCTGAATAAAGCGTTTGTCAGGGTAGAGTTCTTTGGCTCGAGCGATAAAATCTGGCGAGAAGTCTACTCCTGTGTACAACCCGAATAATTCAGACCATCTGCCATAACCGCAACCAGCATCTAAGACATTACCTGAAACTAATTCACCCAAAATCCTTTTGTGGTCAGCATTAAGCCTGTCCCAATCATCCTCTCTCGTGAGGTAAACTGAATATCTTTCTTGCCCCTGTTTTCGAGACAAGTTGATGCGTTCTTTCCAAAAATCTTGTTTGTCTACTCTTTGCATGATTTCATTATTATCATGGCGTGACCATCTGGGTAGAAGTTCTCTAATAAAACTTCTTTATATCCCAGTTTTTTATAAAACTCTCTAGCCACAGCATTCTCGGTTCTCACAAAACCATAAACACGGCTCACGCCTTTTTTCTTGGCCGCATTTTCCATTTCCGTTATCATTTCTCTACCAACACCCTTACGCCTATTAGACATCACGGCAATATCAAAAAGTTCGGCAGTCCCACCCTTGCCCATTCTCCATTCTAAGAAATCTACCTTATTGCGTTTGATTAACATAGTTGAGTAATTCGGCGCACTTCTTATCCATTGTATACCTGTCTTTTACCCATTGAAAGTTCTGTTGGCGGATTTTCTCCCTCTCCTTATCGTGCTGTAGATAATACTTAATCTTATTTTTGAGGTCTGCCATTGTGCCATTGTAAGTCACAAGATGGGGGTATTCTGCCTTTAGACCCTCTACTTCCCTGTGGATAAGAAACCCCCCCCTTCCCAGAGTCTCTACCACTCTGTTAGACCAATAGCGTGGCGAAGGGTAGGAATCGCCAACAACAACCTTGGACTCGGCATACAACTCATTAAGTTCTTTACCTCTCACCTCATCGGTATTATTGCGACCCACCCACTTAAATTTAGTGAAGGTGGCTTCCAAAAACTTTATTGTATTGGTGCGTTCTTGATAAATAGGACTCTCACAGCCCACGAAAACAACATTATGGGTATAGTTCTCTGGGGGAAGCATAAAGCACTCGTCTTTGTAAATCCCCTGTCTGACTGTTCGATGGTTCACCTTTGCCATTTTCCACTCAAAATCGTGCCCCCCGTCTGTTGTAAATACGTAGTCTGATTTGAAAAATCTGTGAACATGGACTTGATACTCTCGAGAGTACCCCCAATAAAGGTCAAAGAGCCAGCAGGCAGTGGTCATGCCTTGCCTACGATGAATCTCAAAGAGGGAGTCTAGTTCTGGGGGTTGATTCCATTTAGTGTAAAGAACTAAGTCTGGTTTGAATTTAGCTAGAATAGAACCAATATCTCTGGGTTGCGTTGACTGTTCACATCTAAAGACTGTGTGACCCAAGGATTCAAAAGACCGAGCAATATATTCCTCGTCATGGAGCTTAACAAATTTACCTATGAAGAGTATTCGCATGAGATTTACTATTAGGGTGTGTTTGGGGTAATTTTCTTGGTTGACATTCGGGCGTTTCTGCCAATCTTTTCAGAAGTTGTTGGCGGTCAAAAGGCCTTGGTTGGAGTACCCTTTGAAGGTCGTCATAGTATGGTCCAGGTTTGAATATCCTGTAAGGGTCGTACTTCTCATACCTTTCGGCTTTCTTTTGGCGGTCTTCTGGAAGCATTAACCCATAATGTTCCAAGTAATAAGGCGCGTGCCAGCCATACTTGTACATGATTGGCGGACCCAGTCCGCAGTGAAGATTTTTCCTCTGAAAGACTAAACCAAACTCGGGGGCATATCTGTAGAATCGTATATTCCAAAACCTCTGTATTCCGGCGTCATGAGCAAAATGGTCACTGTCGTTGTAGAGGTTGACAATGAGGAAATACCAAGCGATTTCATCTCCGCTTCCAAGGCGTTCAGCTTCGCTACGAGTGAACTCTGGGGCAAAGACTTCATCCATGTCGAGGGCGATGACCCAGTCTGGTTCGAGTTCTCCTGCTTTGGTGAGGAGGTCTGTTTTAATGTTCGGCTGTTCTTTCCCCCACTCCCTATTATCTTCATAGGTTTTGAACCCGTACTTTTTGATAAGTTTTTTTTCTTTTTGTGTGGCATTATTGGTTACAATTAACGTATCATCACAGAGTCTTTTGAACTCCTTAAGGGTGGCTTCCATGTAGCGGTCTGCCTCCCCATGACCACAAACTCCTATCCCAACGATTTTAAGTGGTCTTTCAGCCATGTGACTTGAACTTCGTTTTTCTTGATTTGACTGTTGGCGGCATCTACCTGAACCTTAGCCTCCTTGTGGTCAGAAGCTAGATTGAAGTCTCTCACCACCTCTAGACGAAAGATTTCCTCCTGATTAGCCTCAATAAGGCCTTGTACGATTTCTTTTTTAGTTTTCATTTGCGATTTTCATTAAGCTTGGTAAGTACTTCATCTTTGATTTAGGCGGAAGCTTGCCTTCCCTCTGGGCTTTTTTAATTTCACGTGTAACATATTCGTCAATCATCTTGGTGTACTTCAAGTTTTCCTTGACCTTTGTTTTGGAAAACATCCCTAAGTCAAGCATATTTTGTATTTGTTGGCGTTTTTCTGGAGCAATAGACTCAGTTTTCACTGCTTCCAACATCACCATCTCTACTTCAGGAGAGATTTTTTTAACCTCCAAGGCGGCACTAAGAAGGTGTTTTGGGATACTCGCCTGAATACCTCTTAAGACCTTAACAAACTCTTGTTCCTGTTCTTCGGTGTATTTCATCTTAGGCTTCTTAGGTTAATGGGGTTTCGATTGGTGTCAATGACGTCGAAGTTACGAGGCATTTCTATGTGTCCTCTGGCAGCTTCTAGTTCCTCATCCTCACCCTCCTTAAGTCTCTTGAGAGCTTCCTCCACCTTTCCCTCTCTGTGGAGGGCGTGAGCATCCTTAACTGCTTGATAGAACATGGTTCCGTCTGACACTCCGATTAGTTTAGGTTTAGAATTTTGCGGACCGATAACCTTGCCCCTCCCCTTAACAAGTCCGTGTGCCTCTTTTTCTTGTGTGGCTATTACAGACCCATCATACCTTTCAAAGAAGTAAGTCTTCTGTGGTGCTTCAAGTTTATGTATTACGATATCGCCTTTTGACGGTGTTATTTCTTCCATAATTTTATTGTACTTAATTGTACCCTATTGTACTACAGACACATTTAGATTGCTGGCTCATTACTTGGATGTCTTGATGAGCAAGGACACCCAAGCAACAATCTGTCTAAGATTAGCTTCCTAGGAACGCATTGGATGCGTTAATAAGAACTGCTGCTGGTTCACGAAGAACCGCAACCCCGAACAGAATGTCTACCACGACTAATGTACCCAGGTTTTCTGGGCGGTTTTCCATTTGAACACGAATCCTATTTCCACCTCGGGTCTGAATTGCAAATCCGAAAGCACTCTTGTGTAAGAGAAGGTTTCTGTAGGTCTGAAGACCTGAAACAATGGAGTTGGTTGTGTACACAGGAACACCGAAGAGAACACCCTTGAAGTTAAGTTCGTAACCCTCTTTCGAGAAGTTGCCGGATTTAACTGGGCCAGCCGCATTACCTGGACCAACAGAGTACTGTTGGTAGTACTTGGCAACAGCGTGAAGCTGGTTCCAGTACACGTAATTGTGGAAGAAGAAAGCACATTCTGAGAGTTTGTACTTTCCAGCCTCCATAGCCTGAAGAGCCTGTCGGATTTCCGAATCAGACACAACAGTGGCTGTGTCGCCAATGGTGTTGGTTGTGACGCTTGACCAAAGAGCCGCAAGAGCACCTTCAAGAGATTCAGCTAAGAGAGAGGCTGCCTGTCGGGCATAAACCTCGTTAACTGAATACTTGGATGCGATTTGCTGAAGGTCCTTATCACCGATTATCCACGCTACATATTCGTGCGTGTCGATAGTAAGGGTGGTATCTACGGTAGCTGGTGAAGCTGTGGTAATTTCAGCACCTTGAGTTGACTGTGTTGAAACGGTCAAAGCGTTGGTGTAGAAGTCAGGCACGTGGAAGATATCACTTCCTTCAGTGGCAAATTGAGACAAGTCGGTGCAGAAGTTTGCAAGAACAGTGTCGTCGAAAGTTTTCTCGTTGACGATGGTTGTCCACATCTCTGAGATAACTGCGACCAAATCTGTACCTGTAAACGGGTCTGTAGTAACTGACATTTAATTATTCACTTTTAACCCCTCCCTTCATCTTGGCCTCAAAGGCTGCCTGTTTTTCTTCAGGCGTACCTGTCTTGAATATTTCCTCAACAGGCTTACCTTTGAAGGTTGGGACTCTAGTAGGAGCGGGGGTTGAGTCGGTAGATTTTTTTTCTGACCTAATAGCCTCGACCGCTTTCATGATGAAAGGGCTCTTAGCCGCTTCAGATAGTGAGATGCCCTTGCCTTTGGCGTAGGCTTCGATTTCCGCAATCTCCTCTGAGCTATGCCCAGCGACACGTAAATCTACTTTTTCCTCTATCCGTTTTTCTAGCGAAGCAGAATCAAATTCATTCGATTCCCCCTTTGGTAATTTAGATTCAGGACCTTTCTTTTCTCTCTCCAATTTCTTGAGGCGAGCAAAGTTTTGTTCTGAAGCACTTGCCTTATTTCTAAGAGCTTCCAGTTCGGCTTTGGAGATTTTGACATTGTCTGAATCCCCTTCGGAATCTTGCGACTCCTCTTCTGTTGTCTCTGCAGAATCATTTTGAGTTTCCTGCTCCTCTGTTTCGTTTTCCATTTATGAGTTGGTTCTCTAATAAGTGCGCGTTGTTGGATGCGGCGCCCCCCGATTCCCTTTATTCAAACTTACTCGAATTGATTCACCACTGCACTTTGTTTTGGCACAGGGCGAATCTTCTCTAGTAATAATTCCTTGATGACCCTGGCTGCTTGGCTAGCGGATTCCTTAGAATCACCTTCTTTCCAAGAACGAGAGTCATAGGCGTAGTCTATGACACGTTTCACATAATCGGCAAGATATACGCCTGTTTCAGACTTGGATAGGGATTGGAAAAATTCAATATCTCTTTGTTCTAATTTCATACTTTATATTGCTTGTACGTTAGGTGTGGGCGAGGGTGAAGTTTTTGCTAACGAACCTGCGATTTGGGGTTGTATTTGAGGTTGGTCTTTAGGTTGGTAGGTTAAACCAAGTTCTACTGGTGAAATACCTCCGAGGGAGAGTAGCTTGAATATCAGGGCTCGGTTGGTTGGGTCTTGGAGTGCCATTGGGTTTGTGCCTGCAATCTGGAGAACCATTTGGATAAGTTGGGATTTAACCGAAACATCTGAAGATTCGCCAGTGATGTTAATATCAATCATGTACTTGGCGTTGGTCCAGAAGCCGTCTGGTATCTTGAGGAAGCGTTGCTTCTTACCTCTAAGTTTGTCCTTGACCTGCATTCGTAAGAGTTCCTTTTGTTCTTGAGAAGGGTGCCAGCCTGTCTTTTCGGTGTATTTGATAATCTTGTCTCCCACCAAAGCTTCGGTAATGGCGTCGTCTAGGTAGTTAGACTCTTCGTCAGCACAGGAGAATATCATGGTGTGTTCCTTAGCGGTGTCATGTTTGAAATCAGGAATGATGTCTTCTAGGAGCATTGGCTTGTAGAAGAGTCCTAAGTCCTCACGCTTAAGTTCAAAGAACGAGGAAGCCATTGAGGCTTGGATGTTGGCTACACCCAATGGGGTGCGAGAAGGTAGGGAAGCTCCAGTAGTAATGTCTGTGGTGAAAGTCTTCCTTTCGGTGTTCATGTCCCAGTTTTGGCGAGTTTCTTGGAACTGAGGAAGGTTGCGAGCTTCGGTAGCTATAGGAGTGATTTCGCTAGTGGCGTGGATTAGCTGACCAGGTTGATAGTTAACGATAGTGTTTTTGCCAGCAACTTCTTCATCACGAGTTTGCCATAGAGGGGTGGAGTGAACAGCCAGAGACTTTCGTTCTAGGTTCTCGGCTTCGTTTCGGGCAATCTGGTTATCCAAGAGAAGTTCAACATACCCCCTACCAATAGCCCTTCCCGGGACCTCCTCCCATTTGTGTTCTCGATAATTGTGCTTCTTGAGTTCTTCTTCAAAGAGGGTGATAGACCCAGTCCATTTCTCACCCCTACGATTGATTTCAGACTCCACAGACCTCTGAATTCCGTCTCCTTTTCTATAAGACCAGAGTTCAGCCTTAACTTGGCGAGACCATTTACTACCTTTCTTGTTAAAGCAGTCGTAGATTAGATAGTCTCCCAAATCTTCCATCTTCTCGAGTTCTGAGGTGTCCCAACCCAAATCTTTCATTTCCCCTAGGGAGAGGGTGTAGAGTTCAGCGAAAGAATCAGTAACAATACCTTCGGCTGATGGATTGTGTCTGAGGTTGTGGAGAGGGACTTGTTTCCAACCGTCTTTGGTTTTCTTGTTTACAATGTGTCCGTAGATTGGTAGTGATTTGGCGTTCTTATTAAGAAGCTGACCAAAATTAGTATCCTTGAGCCACTGCTTGAGTCTGCGTTGCATGAGGAAAACCCTAAGCTCGTCATTGTTGTGCTCTGGGGTTAAGAGGATGTCCCGAGTATCTAGGTCAACAAACTTGGTGGCGATGTCGCAAACAGGCTTTACAATGTTGTAGAAAAACTTCCTATAACCTTGAGGGTCAAACTGCCCTGTTTTATATTTAGAGTTGTAGTAGAGGTCAATAGTCTTGAGCATTTCAGGCTCGTTGAAATACCACCCTCCAGGCATTTCTACATCGTCGTACCAAGAACCTATAAGCTTCCGTGCGTATTCGTCAGTCATTTAAATATTAAGTATATAAATATTGAACCTTACTAGGCGTTTTCACGCTATTTTCAAGCACGTTCCTCTTCTTAAGATTCACAGATTTTAAGTCCCAATAAGCAAGCATCATAGCCATCACCCTGTCATCGTGATATGGGTGAGGAGCACCAGCACCTTTCATTTTAGCTTCATCCATCCACACGAAAGCCTCAATCTCACTCATGATAGCCTTGTCTCGTAACTTGGGCCACTTAGAGTGGAAGAGTTTGGTCATGTTCTCAATTAACTGAAGTTTGGTGGCGTGATTAGTAGAGAATCCTAGTTTATCTATCTTCCTATTTTCCCTTTTGGAGAAGACTTCCCTCTCATAAATCTTGTCCCACTGCTTTTTCAAGTCCTCAATGAGGGCTTGACCAATACCTGTAACTTCGGGAATGATAAGAGGTTTTTTGTATTTAGAGTACATCTCTGCCATCATCACGGCTTTGGTAGTAATGACGTGGGTGGGGACATGGCCTGAGAAAGTAGCTACTACATCCCCAGTAAGCTTGTCAACACAGATAATTGAGGTGGGGTCTTCAGCCCCAGTAGAGGGGTCAATGCCAATTTGGTATTCGTGGCTCTCGGGTTCAAAGAATATCTTAATTCCTGCGATTTCCCTTATGGGCTCCTTAAGAAAAAGAGCCTGTTCTTTGTCGATGTCTGATGAGAAAACCCTCCCCTCAATCATAGTTTCAGTACTCCAAATACCCTCCACGAAACGCTTAACATACATTTCGCCTTTAGTAAGCTGGTCTTCAATAAAACCCTCTGGAAGATTAGCCTTGTTGTCGTACATACCAGTTTCAATCAATCTGGTATTGGGTTTAGGATTTGCTTTGAAATAATCATAAGCCCAGTATCTAGCTGGGTTAGTAGTGGCGGCTTTTTGCCTAAAAGGTACATTACGGGACATTCTACCAGCTAACTGGTCCCAGAGAATTTGGTCAATTTCCTCTAATTGGTCAATAAATGCCCCACCGAGGTTGAGACCTCTGATTTTTTGGGTAGCTTTTTTAGTATCATCGCCACCCACATTGGTATCTAGACCATAAAGCAAGATTTGAGACTTGTTAGGGAATTCAATAATCCCAGGACCCACCTTATAAGTGTAGGTTCCGGGAGGAAATATCTCTTGAATAGCAGGAATTAAAGTAGAATCAATATCGCCTCTTGATTTTCTACCAAGGAGGATAGAGTTATTGGGGAAAAACATTGAAAGTAGGTACATTTTAATAATTAAACCCACTGTTTTACCACTTCTGTAGCCTCCTGAAATGAGTAATTCAGAGGTTTTATCGTTCACAAACTCTTGTTGATTTTGAGTGAGCTGGAAATCGCCAAAAGACTCTATCCACACTTCACCAGAGAGCCATTTCTTACCTAATTCCTCATACTGTTTTAATGTTTCTTCCATTTTTATGCTATTTATGCTTCAAACCAAGTTTCTTCCTCAGCATCCTGTGAATAAGGGTCTGAATGTTCAGCTTTATATTTAACTTGCTTCTCATACGCCTTAACAGCCCGCCTAACATGAGCAGAATAAGAAGTACCCCAACCCTTATATTTATTAAGTAAAGCAATAGTCTCACTGTCTAAGGTAAAGTTTATTCTTTTATGGTTAATTCCCCTTTTCATGGATTATTTATACACATTAGTGTGTATAAGTAGATTGAGCAATTTTGGAGTATAGCCAGATATCTAACTTAAACGAACTATAACTATGGTTGCTACCCACCCCCCCTATGCCTATCTATATATAAAGGTATGCTTACGCATGCTCATCTGTAGGCGGGGCGTCATTCTCTATAAGTGGGGTTATTGGCTCTGTTAAGCCGTTACGCACGCCTATATTGAGGACTGGTACTGTTACCTTAATGTTGTCATCTGGTTGCATATCAAAATCTAAATCATTACGGGCTACGATACTCAATACTTTTAATGCACTGTTGTAATCTCTATCGTTTAAGGCGATTTTTTTTAATGTTTGCGCTACTTGCTCCCTATTCATCCCTATTATGCTGGCCAGTTCTTGCTTAGCCTGCTTACTGGTTTTAGTGTTGGCGGTTTCTAGGATTTCTCTTGCTTGGGCTTTTAGGGCTGTTTGGACTATCTGGCGGGGGTTTTTATCTGCATACATAGGCGAATATCCAGCCTTTATGGCGGAAGGCGCTACTTTATAATCATTTTTAGGCAACTCTTCCAGAAGTCTTTTATGGCGGGGTTTCATCATTTATATCATTATCGGTTATGTAGGGTTTTTGTCCATCTATGTTTATGCTTGGTGATATTGACAATCATTATGCTTTATGTTGTGCTGTTATGTATCTTTATTGTTATAC